ACCGGCCAATCGCTCGCCACAGGAAGCCGTCCAAAACGTCTTGCCCCCACGGATTGACCAGACAAACCTTAAATTGGGATTTGGTTATAGAACCTCTGACAAGCTGCAACCACACGCTACGCCCGCTCACTGGCGCGGCACCTGTTGTCCCATTAATAGGAAGAACCATTACATTAAAACAAGCAATGGTAAATGCTACAGGGAAGGTTATTGTCCATTGTGTCCAACTTCCGTTCATGGGGGAAGTGGGCAAATACTCCCCCCACTTTTCCTTTAATCCGTTAGGCCATTGGCACCAGCCGGAATGGGTGGCCCCATCCCCTGCCCAAGTAAAGCCCATATCTGCCGACGACACGCTGATATTGGCCGAACCGTCAAAGGTTCTGGAAGCACTGCCAATGGCAATTATGCGCGGCGTGGCTAATTTTGTTGCCGTTGTTGCCATTGTTGCCGATGCAGCATTGCCGGTCTTGGTTAGAAACTTGGCGTCCGCTTCCGATTTGGCATAGCTATCTGTGGAAGCTGCCGCTGCCGCCGCTGTTACTGCCTCTGCTTCGGCCGCCTGTTTGGCAAGCAGTGCCTCGTCTCTTGCTGCTTCAGCTTGAGCGATGATATCAACAGAGACCTCATTAAACTTATCTTCCTCTGCTTTATAAAGACTTTGCTGCACCAGCTCCATGTAATTTTTGGCAGGTGTTGGTTGGCCGTTTTGCAGGATATGGATAGGGGTTGATGGGGTTTTACGCTCAATCGTCACCTGCTGCCCCGCCTTGGGCGCGGGGTCAATCTCAATACGGCTTTCATTAATCCAAGAAAGGGAAGAAAGGATTTGAGAACCCACACGGACTTGAACGTGATTCTTGCGTAAATAGGGAAAGGGGATGTCAAATTGTTTGGTTGAGCCGTCGCCGTCATAAACGGCGCGTGTTATTGTCATGTAATTATACTCCTTATTTTAAGTTGTTAACATTATTGTTATTTTTCAGGCAGGGGCGAAATGATAGCCCCCAACAGAGCGTTAAGGGCAATCCAGTTGCCAAAGGGCGCAACAGCCCTAAGCGTGCTGCGTACCCTGTTTTGGGTCAAGCCTCTGCCCTTGGTCAAATCCTGTCCGAGGCCGCGCACGGCGTTTGTGACGGCATTAGCATTATCCATAACAGGCATACCAAAAAGCGCATCTGTTGATGAGCCCGATGCCCGCGCATCAAAGCGGAACTTTGCCGGTGACATGGCAAGCAGCGAATCCGCTATCATGGGCAGGATAGAAGCCGATGCAGTACGTGACCAGCCTTTGCTCAAGAGTTTTACAGGGTCTGAAAGTTCTTGCATGTATTTCTCACGACCTTCTTGTGTGGTAGCAAGGGCGGATTGACGCACTGCATAAGTCGCCACACCCGCGGCAAGCTCCGACAAGATTAAGGTTAAGGTCTTGGCGTCAAAATGATTGATGCTCCATAGGGTGGCCTTTGTCCAAGCCCCTAAGACAAAGCCCCTGAACTGGATTAATAATTGCGCTATCGGGTGAGACATCCAGCGGGTGAGCGAACCATAATCATTTTGCATGACCAAATGGTCAGTATAGCGATTAAGGAACAGCCGGAATTTGGAAAGCGTATCCGCATCCCAATTAGCAGCATTGACACCGATAGGCCGCCCATTCTCAAATGTGCTGTGCTTAAGGATATTATCAAACAGCTTGATAAAATCCCCATCTCCCATACCTAATGTGGCGAGCTTGGCTCGGTCTCTTTTGGGAAGTTTAGAAAGGTCAAAAGAACCGTCTGCTTGGCGGGTAAGCCGCGCCATGTCGGCCATTTGTCTAAAGATGGCTTTAGCCGCCCATTTTTGTTGATAGGCGTGAATATGCCGAAACAAGGTAAGATTGGCGGTAATCTTGCTCGCCCCGTCCAAGAGAGCATCGGCTTTGCGGGCGAAATGTCCGCCAAGCTGCGCCCCTGTCCGGTCATCATGAAGGCGTAAATCTCTGGGGTTATAAAGATTATCCAGCCCTAGGCCTGTCATATCCTGCAATTCAGTCAGTACTTTATCGTGATTATATTTGCCTTTGCTGATGCCATCAACCAAGGTTCGAATGGCGGGCAATTCTTGCCAAGCGGCCTTCCAGCCAATCAGTGCAAAGATTTTGACGGATTCCTGAATTTGGTTCAGCCCCATATTGGACATAAGCCTGATAAACTGGACTTGCCCAAGGCGGCGCATCCATTGCGCCCATGCTTTTTCTTGCCCATAAACAGGAAGGGCATTAATACGCTTCCAGACAAAATCCAGATTTTCCCTGACATTGTCCAGCTCCCCGCGCCATTCGTGATGAGGCTTGCCACTCAAGCGGTAAGATTCTGCAATAATGTCTTTGAGCTTGGTCAGGTCTTCCTCCGAACGCAAGCCTTTCATAAGGACTTCGCCTGTTTCGGGATGCATGATGGGAGAAGTGGCAAAAGCCAAGCGGCCATTCATTGAGCGCATATAACGGCGATAGACAAGTTCAGCATTTTCTTCAAAGAAATCACGCACCCGAAAGCGTATTGTGGAGCCATCCCGTGTTTGAATATCTGCCTCATAATTATAATCAAGCAGAGTTCTCTTTTGCAGATAACGCGCATCAGTTGCATTGGGGTGAGGGTCTGGGGCGTGGAGCTTGTCAAAGACTTCTCCCAGCTTTTCACGGCTAAAATCGCCTTTCTTGACCATGCCTTCCCAAATACCATCAATGAATTTCTCTCTGTTACCATGGAGAAGCGCATAATCCAAACTGGTTTCCATGCCATAAGTCGCCTTGCGCAATTGGTTAAAATAACCTCCTGCCATGGCTTTTGCCAGTTTCGGGTCTATATCTGGACTATGTTTTAAAATGGCGCGGTTGATATGTTCCGTGAGTACCTCATGATGAACAAGCCCATCAAGCGCAGCAATGCGCTCATGATGCGGAATAAGGGGCAAGTAAGTCTCATTATCCTTGCCCTTCCATAATCCCGCCTCCCGCATCTCATGGGCAAACTGCTTCAAGCCTTGGGTGATGGTATCCGCCGCTTGTTTGACATGAGGGTTCGCGTCAGGGTCAGGATTGCGGATTTGCTCATTAACCAGCCGGTTAAACGCGCTTTCCTTTTCTGCCTTCCCAAACAGGTTGAACTTGTGGATATTCTGGCTCTTCAACCAAGCTTGTTTGGCGGGTACATAGCCTTCCAAAAATTGGCCGTTGCGTAACCGCAAGGAAGCGGTATATTTGGCATTCACACTATCAGGCATCACCGCATGGGAACCGTCAGCTTCTCTTGCGCCTACCGGCTCATCAGTAAGCCACATGCCAATGTGCCGCACAAGAGGATTTTTTGACGTGGTCATTGAGCCGGTGAGGTCAAAACGTACTTTACCAAAAAGCGATTTTGCAACCGCCTCATCCCTGATATCAAGATTAACATCACCTTCAACAAGCCTGTCGCGCATATAAGGGTTGCGCGCGGCTGACAAATTCCCCTTCAGGGCTATTTTATCGGTAAGGGCTTCTTCCCCTTTTATGCTTTTTACGGCAAGGCTATTGATGGTATCAGCCTCAAGCTTCAAGTTTTTATTGCGGGCAAGAAAGCCGCCCAACGTGCCGAATCCTGCGCCGAAAGCGGCAGAAAGCAGCGGGTCAGCGTGCGGGTCATTGAAGAGGACTTTTGAGGCACTATCAAGGGCAAAGTTGGTCGCGCTGCCAACAGCAGCCCCATAAGCCATTCTCGCCAGACGTGAGGATTGGTTCATCGCTGATGCCCACATTCCGCCGCCGCCGGAAATAAAATTCACAGGGTCAAACAGACCAGAACCCAAGCCCGCAATGGTCGCCGACCAACCGCCCTTGCTCAAACGTTGCTGCCGCTCAATATCTTCACCAATCCATTTGAGCGTATCGGCGTAGGATTGCTCCGACCCCGCTGCTAATAAGCGGTCATGATAGGCTTCAGGAATGCGCACCATATCAGCAAGAATTTCCTCTTCATCAGGTATCCATTTAGGGTCAAAACCGCTTAGCTTGTAATGGGTGTAAAGATTGGCTCCGATAGTGTTATGAAAGCTTGCGCCCCATTCCTCCCACCAATGGTCATATTCTTGCGGCGCGGCGCGTTCCTCCGCCACTTGTTGGACGTAGGTTTTAGGCGTACCTGCATTAATAGGGGCTGTGGGAGAAACCGCAACAGGGGCTATGGCATCGCCACGCTCCGGCTGGAAACGGGGAGGCGACGGCGGGGATGGGGTCAAGCTCCCGCCAAGCAAGGCACGGGCTTTATTCTCATGGTCTTTCATCTGATAGCGTACCTTATCATTGGCTGTGCCCCATGCGCCGCCATTCTTGGCATCAGACAAATGCCCCTTATAAGGGGAACCGGCGTTGATTGTGGCATACATTTGATAACGGTTCATGCCCGCCTTGTAGCCATTATCAACCAAGTAATCCGCGCTGGCCTTGACAAGCTCCCCGATGCTCTTATCTTTTGAGTAGCCGTATTTTTTACGCTGCGGCTCGCCCATCTGGATTAGGCCAATATGCCGCCCCCATTTGATTTTCGGCCCGATTTTCCAAGCATCGAACGACCCTGCCGTCTCATAAGAAATGACTGTGGCAAAATCCAGCGGGTCAGCCCCGATACGCGCGGCCTCCTTTAGAATGGCCTCTTTGAGTTCGTTATTCATAATGTCTCCTTATTTTAGGGGTTATTGGGAAGGCTGCTTGCCGCGCCATATTTTTTCAAGATAATCAACGTCACGACCATGCTGGGCTTTCCAATCACGCCATTCACGGCTATTGGGGTCGTGACCTTTTGCTATCAAGTCATGCGCTTCAAGGCTCAAAAGCTCATCAGTCAGGCTGTTTACTTTTTCCTGCAAGACTTGGACGCGCCAAGTGCCACGCGCGAGTGCCATCTCCGCTTGGATTTGGTTAAGCTCATTTGTCAATGCGTGGCGATAGTGATAATCCGCATCCTTATTCATTTTCTGATCATGACGGCGTGCCTCCAGTCGCTGCTTGAAAGTGTCCACGCGCCGTTGCTCAACCTGTTTACGCGCCGCGGCCAATGTCTCCCCATTGATGGGTTCAGCACCAACCACCATACCGCCAAGGGATTTAGACTTAACCACGAAATGCGAACCGCTCGCATCCTTCTCAACATAAAGGTCATCGACGTCAGGAAGGCCGTACTCCTCCCCATATTGTTTGAAACGCTCACTAACGACCTCATCAATCAGCGGCAAGAAATCCGTCGGTAACTCCCTGTGATTGAAAATAGGCACGCCATGATAAACCAGCATTGTCCGCTCAAAGTCACGGGTAAGTTTATTGACGATTGTTGCCTTATCTGCGCCGCCTCTTTGTGCTAACCGCTGAACGTGACCCTCAAGCAGGACGTGTGAGCGTTCATCCAGCCCGAACTGTGAGGCCAAATTTTCAACAATCTCTTGGGCTTCTTGGGCGTTCACGCGACGTTTGAGCTTCTCCTCATCGCCCAAACCGATATGTTGGGAAGCAGCAAGCAGGGCGGCCTTCTCACTCATTCCCTCCTCTTGCATGGCATCGGCTTGATATTCCAGAAACTCCCTTGCATTTTTATCTTTTATCAATGTATCCAGATAAGCAGGATTGGCCGCTTTCAAATCCCGATAAAGCTTGGCGACTTGACGGCCATGCTCTACAAGCTCATCACCTTCTTTAGAAAAGTCCATTGTGGTAATTCGCGCAGCAATCCCGCTTAATTGGTTTGCCCATTTCTCGTTAGGGATATTGTTTGAACCATACCATTTGAAGCGCATCTGGTTAGCTTGGTCGCGTATTTGGGCTTCATCACCGCCTTGCTCTATAGAATCTTCTATCCATTGCGCCCATTCAGCCTCTTTACGCTCTACGATATTGGCAATAATTTCACTTTTTGAGACCCTCACCACGCCCGCACCTTGCTCATTGGGGATATAGCTATCTTCAATATCCTTGATGCCACCGACGCGTTCTAAGGCCTCATACACTTGCCAATGGAGATTAGTCCATTCCCTCTCATAGGTCTCTTTTGCCTCGCGCTTTGCGTCTTCTTTGGCTTGGAGCGCAAGTAAGTGTTCCCTGTTATTATCAGATTGGGTAAGACCGGCAGCGAATTTCTCCGCCGTGACTTGACGGGATTGTTCAAACCGTGCGGCATGTTCGGGCGTTAATTCCCCATTTTGCACAAGTGTATGGAAAGCGTAAAGTTCCTGCCAATCCTTATGTGCCTTTTCCTGTGTGGTCTGGGCGGCGGCTTGATTAATGAGCTTCAAGGCTTGGTTGGCGTGCGATTTGATAAGAGGCTGCCCAAGCTCACCCCTGTTCCCCTCAAGCAAAGCCCTTACAATATCTTCACGCCCTTGAATGGCGTATTCCTGTGCAATTTGAAACAGCGTTTCGTCCCGCTCTTGCGGTGACATTGACATGAAATCGCCATGAACCGCCGCCTTGGCAAAGACAAATTGCGCTGCCTCTTGGGGGGATTTACCCGACATCGTCGCATCCTCAATGGCGTTGCGGAAACTATCAGTAACGGCGGTGCCGATTTGCTGCTTTGTATATTCAATCTTTTGCGTCTGGTCAGCGGCGAACATCTGCTCGCGAAAGCCTTTATTGAGTTCAAAGAACGCTCCCTTGGCAAGATCATTTTCCCCAAGGGAAGCGGCGAACTCCTGCTCAAGGCGGGCATAATCCTCATCCCAATTCCCCGCCGTCTTATCAAATTCAGTATGATAAAACTCACCCACTCTGCGGCGGAAAGCGGCTGACGTCTTTTCAGCAAGCAGGACATTCAAGGCATCTTGCCGCGCCCTGTTGCCATCGGGCGTGTTGCCTAGGGCTTCCTTGCGCAATTGTTCCAACGACATTTGCTGTCGCTTGGCAATCCATAGGCTGTCATCTTGAGACTCTTTTACAGCTTGCTCTTGGGCTTGTACCCCCGCCAAGGCATTTAAACCCGCATTGAGGCTTGAGAGAGACTGGGCAAGCTTTGTAAGATTCCTGCCCGTTTCATAGCGTTGCGGCTGAACATGAGGGACATGAGGCACGCCCGTCGGTTGGAGGGCTATTTTGGTAAGAGTGGGAACATTACCGCCTGTGCCAAACAGGCCGCCCCTGCCTCTCCTATGGCGATTTTGACTTTGTGTCATTATTTCTTGATTCCTTTTCGCTGTTTTCCTCCGGCATAGGCCTGAAGACCTGAACCAAAGGCGTTGATGAGGTAAGGGGCGAAGGAAGGCCTCTCTGGGATTGGTACAGAATTAATCTGATTTTGTGCGCCTAACTGTACCGCCTTCATCTCGCCCTTGAGGTAATCTCTGCTCATTCTTGCGTTAACGTCCAAGACGGCATCACTGCGTCCCTTTTGCCCGTAGAGGTCACGCAACAAGGCATTAACCGTATTGCCGGAAACGCCGCCTTCACCCGCCGCAACCTCCAGAGACGAAACCGCCTTGGCAGCTTCAATGCCTGTTTCAAATTTCTGCTGGTGACGGGTGGCATCCTCCTGCTGCAATTTAATGTTCAAATTATCATATTGGTTTGCAGCCATCTTATTAGCATTAATCGCATTCTGCCGGTGCATCTCCATTTGGGCTTTATATTGGGAACGCGCCGAACTATATTCGGCCGCTTGTCCAGCAATGCTCAAGCCGATTGACGCTATGGTCATAAAATCGCACATGGGTTACTCCTTTCTCTTTTATATATTGTTGAAATCTTGGCAAATTCGATAACCTCGATTTTACCTGCGCCGTAATCATCCCGCCGCCTTATCAGGGAAAATCCTAACCATTTCAGCCATTTGAGATGAACAATGTTGCGGGCGTCACAAACATTGAACAAGGTCTCATAATGGCGTTCAAAATGGTTCAAAACGTCTCTTGAGCCGCGTAAAAACGCCGTGGGGATTTGCTCAATCAGCCTTGTGCCTGACATGGCAATTGCGCCTCGATGCAAGCCAACAGGCACGACGCCGACAATCCCGACAAGCTCGCCCTGATGGGTACGCATCGCCAGACATGGCCTCGCACTTAGAACAGCAAGCTGGAAATTGTGCAGCGGCGACTGTCCGGAAACATCGAGAATTTCACGGCGGTCTTCTTCGCGCAAAGTCTCGGCCAACTCTTTTGCATCCGCCATTGTTGCAGGATAAACCAGACCGTGCGGCGTGAGCGACTTAATAGGCGCGCGGGGTGACATTGCCCGTCCAACGATAGGAAAGCAGAGAATAAGGATAACAACCAGTCCCGCCAATCTTGAGCCGGTAATCACCTGCCTTTGCCATAACGGAAATGGTTTTATCAATCTTGCCTAAAACCGTCTTGCCAATGATACTGGTCTTTGTCCCCTTCAAGCTTGCCGAAAAGTTGTAGACATAAGGCGGTCGGTAATCGCGCTCAAGCGTTGCCTCAAGGTAAGCCGTATCCCCTGTTTGAAGTAAAATATTGGCTATCGTCAAATTCTGACCCGCAATCGCATTACCATAACCGCCTTGATTATTGGTTGTGCGATGATGCAGCAGGGGCAATATACAATAGCTCTCATAAGGCCAACCGACCGCATAAGCCCCTTCCAGCTTGCCCGACACAATTAATGTCTTCCAACCCGTGGAAATGCGGTCGTCGTCAATTCTCAAACCATAATCCGCCTCATTAAGACTGACAAGCCACGGCTTTGCGCTTACAAGGTAAGGAACGGTAAAAACAGTCTGGTCGGTTGAACTATCATAAATGCCCTGGGTCTTGACGCGCCGGTCAAGAGCAACAGGAAACGCCTTGCCGTCTGCCCAAGCTTCATGCACATTAAGGGCAAGAACCTCATGCGTGTATATCCGGTTTGTCAACAATACCAATTCCTCGCCTATAAACTTCATGCTCAAGATAGGAGCGTCAATCTCCCACTTGCCCCATGCGGCCTGTATTTTCTCCTGTCCTGCCCATAGCCATTTATAATAGTAAATCGTGGAAGGCTCCTTTGCTGAAACAATGCAAAGCATCTTCAAATCATCGTCTGCCTCTATCAAGTGCACTTGAGGCGGAATATAACCTTGAACATGGTCTGTTATCGTTGGCGCACTTTTGACGCCGCTTGTTTCGTCATAGAGAAACTCATGCACAAAACAGCCTGAAGGAACGTCATTGATAAAATAAAGCTTATCCCCTGCCACAACAGGCTTGGCGAAAGATGAGGTTGAATAAGCCATGACCGGCTCAATCGACACGGCGGAAGGTTTAAATACATCCCCATTTGAGGTAAGCCGGAACGGTACAGATGAGGTAAAAAGAATAGCCTCGCCTGAAAAAGGTACGGCATGTTTTATAAGGGACACATCAGGATAGGAAATTGCAACATCAATAGGGTCAGTATCCAACGGGGTTAGAATGCTCTCTTGGAAGAAATTATAAAAATCCCCAAACCTTGAAAGAGCAACAGACTCACCCGAAAAAAAGCCCATCCGATTTTTGAAAAAGAGCATCCCGCCAATCTTGTTATCCACAAAAGACGGCCAAGGGTTGGTTTCTAAGTCACCAACTTCTCGCTTGCCCCACTCCGCCCGTTTGAATGTGAAAGTACCGTCTGCCTCCCTTACCAAAATGTGGGGCATGGTAGCGGCGGCAATTTCCCATTCAATATCAGACGCCACGGTTTCAACCCAACGCCCTTGTGCCTCGCCCGTCTTCCATTCATATTTAACGTAATAATCGTCCCATTCAGTATCTTTAGAACCGGTAATCTTGACGTCAAACCCTCCAGCTGCGACGCGGGGGAGCTCTTCAAAATTAACTGTGGTGCCTCTATGCGCCCTTATATAACCGTCTCCATTCGTTGAGGAGGCCGTAAGCGTGAAGTCTGTACCATCCTTGCGCTCAATGTAGATGACATTATCTGTCAGGTGAATGTTATAATCTGCCCCAATGGTACCGGTGAGGTTTGATGACGACACGCCCTGATGCTGTGGAACAAAGCCGTTAGCCAAAGCATGGGCAATACTGGTCGGTTTCATTCCCCGTTCCGCCGCCCGTCCATAGGCGTTACTATCAGAATAATTACCGTGCGTGCTGTACTGGGCTCTTACTATATCATCCACGCTCACCTTATACTCTGTATGGTATGAGCCTTGGACAACATGGATAAGACCACCTGAAGCATATTTAGGTGATTTGGTGGGGGAACGTTTGACAATTTTGCTCTTATTGAGAATGAAAGTATGGTCAGCAACGCTTAATACTTCCAAATCTACAGACGCCGTCATATTCGTCAAATAGCCCCATCCGTCAGGAGCATTAACGGTTTTCTGGTTGCCTTCCAAATCCCACACTCTTATGCCTAGGGAGGAAATGTAGACAACATAACGCTCGTTCTTATCACGCTCTATAATATGCGTACGATAGGAAATACCAGCCCATAGGCCTTCTATAACGCCGTTTAATAATGTAGGATTACGCCGAACGAGTCCTCTTGTTATCGTGGGAAATTGATTGACGCTTTCCTCCAGCTGTGAGGTTAGCCTGATTTCGCTTGGCTGCTTTGAAACCCCATTAACCAGATTGGACGCTGCACCTTCAACACGCGCCATTGTTAAGACCTCCTTAAGTTACGTTGAACATGATAATTTGAGAAAAGATTATAGCCTCCATTTTCAATGGTGGTTTTCTCAAAAGCGACCTTGGCATGAAGCAGGTTGCGTAAGCGGGCATCGGTTGTGCCTTGAGCAGCAGGGAAAGATTCAATGAATTTCTCAACAGACAAAGCTGTTATGTAACGACGCGCTACAGCGGGCAACTCTGCCCAAGGCAGATGAAAAGTCACTTCACATTTGACCGGCTGTTTGAATTTAAAACTCTTAGTCTCTAAATTGTAGAGCCTGTTGCCTCTTACAATGTGGTTTCCTTCATAACTAACAGCATTCAATATATTAGCGGACAGTGTTATTTCCTCTGTCGTGACATCAGGTTTCAATTCATAATCTGCCTCATGGTTGAACCAATAAGTTTCCTGCTGGAAATCCCGCGCTGTGGTGCGCGGCACATTCAAAGCCGTTCGGGCGGATGGCGGGCAATTATCCAAATTTTCAATCGGGTCTTCTCCGACACTGCTAAGCAATTCGTTAACCGCATCAAGCTCTAGGGCAGCCCCTAAAATCTCCATAAAATGACTCTCCTTTATAAGTAAAAACCCCGCAAGGCGCGGTAAAACACCAAGCGGGGAAGGTTAATCGGATAGTTTTTCTTTTTAAAAAACTTAAGGTTTGACGACTTCGATAGCGCATTCAGGGCGCAAAATGCCGTGTCCTACAATATATTTAGCAACCATAAAATGCGACTGATACAGAAGCTCCCAACCCGTTTCCAAGGACAAATCCAGCAGTTTTGCGGTACCTACGGCCTCTTTATGCATAATATGGAAAGCCGTTTTAGAGAAATTGCCCCTATATTTTGCAGGGATATTTTGGTTGTTACTATCATTTGCTTGAGGAACATTGTTGGTTTTAACGATGGTGATATCGGCCAGAGACTCGAAAGAGCCTTTAGCCATATTACCTGCGCTGCTCCAATTCTTATTGATAAGGTCTGGCTCTGACGCCGCTGCATAATAAGATACAGGCGGTAAGAAAGCATAACGGTCTGTACTAGGAATGTCTTTCTCATCCAAGACCTGCGCGGCGAGAAAAAGCATATCCTTAATTTCAAGGCCACTCGTTGAGACGGAAGCGGTGCCTGTAAGTACAGAGCCCCCAGGCTCTCCTACCAAGGTTCCTGCCGCCCGTGCGGCCAGAACAGCGTTGCGGGCGACATTTTTATCAAAAGCCTGTGCCAAGGCGTCTCCTAATTGCTTTGCATAGGCACTGCGCACGTCATAATGGTTTTTCAACTCATCAATTTCTGCAATCGCCACGTCGGCCTTGAGCAGCTCGTCCAGCGTGATAATGCGCTCATTATGCGCAATAGGCTTACCGTGCTGAACCTGTCGCATCTGGTGCCTATCCTTGTACAGGCAAGCCCTTTCATAAACCGAGATGATCTCCCCAGCAAAGCCTGTAAGCCAAGTAGCATCTGTTGCTCCTGTATTATTTTTCTGTCCTAAACGATTTACATTTAAATCAGCCATGGATTAATATTCTCCTTTATTATTTTTATTGTTGTTATTTTCAGGTTTTAGAAATTGGTTATAGAAAGCCTGTAGGCGTTTGCCACAAGCTTGTAGGTTACGTTCATTGCCTCGCATCTGCGCAATAAGCCGCATGACCTGCCCCCTTGTGAGGGCACCTTGAGGCGGCGGCGTTGTCTTGTCAAAGCAGGTAACAAGGTCAGCGGGTAAGGGCGGCAGATACACGCCGGTTTTTAAGCTATTCGTCCCAGATTTGGCGCAGCCTGTCGGTATCAGCATCAAACAGGCAAACATGGTCATCGCGGGCTTCTTCCAATTGCTTAATGTAAGCCTCAAGCACGATTTGCTTTTGCTCATAATCCCTCCGTTTCTGCGCATCTTCCCGCGCTCTTTCATTATGCGCTTCATAGGCTTTTGTTATCCGGAGGGTTTGGTTTCTCCAATACAGGGCTTTCTGCTCGACAAGTTCCAACTGCACCTTCAGTGTCGCCCGTTCCTGCACCATCCTCTGGTTCGAAAGCTTGAGCCCCAAAAGGGCGAGTGTCAGCATAGTGATGAGCGTCATCTTCCAGTGACGTGTAATTATTGTGAATAATGTCATAATCTCCTTTCTGTGAAATATTGTTGTGAGGAAAACAGCTTAGCCAGCGGCGGTAATCAAGATGACCGACGCCGACATAAGAACCGTACAGAGCGCCCAACAGAGCCAAGCAACCGCCAATGGCGGCATCTCCTTGGCCTGTATAAAGACTGTAGAAAGCCAGCAGCCAGCAAAGGGCGGTGTTAACGCCCAGTGCTAGTTTGCTTGTCCGCCTCGTTGAGGGTTTGGGTTTATTATCGACCATCGGCTTTGAGTAGCAGCCCCAAGCCATCTTTGCGCACATCAAAGGAAGGACAAGCCTTTTTGGCATATTGATTATGTCCGCTAATGCGCTTGATTGAGGGATATTTACCGACTAAATCACGGCAAAGTTTGAGAAGAGCGTCTCTTTGGGCAATGGTTCGGGTATCTTTCGGCGTTGTCCCGTCGATTTTCTCTAAGGGGCGGCCTTGCTCAACCGTGCCGTCCAGCCTTACGACATAATGATAGCCTATAGAGGTAAAGCCGCGTTGCCTGTGCCATTTATCAATATCTTTTACGGTGAAGTTTTGCCCTTCTCTTGTGGCCGAACAGTGAATGATGATTTCATGTAAAGGCCGCATTTATAAATTCGATCTTGCTAATTTAGCCATCACCCGCTCACGGTAGGCAGGGTCTTGTGCATAAAGCGGGTGCGACTGGTCTCTTACCAATTCCTCCATAGAGTGGTAAACATTGTTTGAGACTGCGGCAGGGCGGATAGCGGCCATCACCAAGCGGCCTTTAGAGCCGTTAGCCCGCTCATAATCAGCCCGCAACGCCCGCAAAGCAAGTTGCATTTGACCTTTATCGTCACTCTCCACCGCCCTGTTATAGGCTTCCAGTTGCTCACTCCCCCATGAGGAAGCCGCCCATTGCTGCATTTTGGAAAGATGCTCCGCGCCGCCCACTTCCGCGACCATTTCATTTAGCACCGCCTCGGCCTGACCTTGGCGATAATTAATATAGTCCTCGGCAAGTTCTTTTGAAATCCCGACGGATTCTAATTTAGCTAACTCTGCTTCGGGAATAGTACCACTCTCAAGCCAAGCAGCCTCAATAGCCTCTACGTCAATCCTTGCTGCCTCTATAATCTCTTGCTCTTGTTTCTGTTCAGGGGTTTGTTCAGGCTCTGGTACAGATTGCTGGTCGCTCGGAAGGGCGGGCGGGGATTGAGGAGGAGAGGCGCCTTCAATGGCGGCGGCTGCCTGTGCGTCAATATCGGGTACTGGGGGTTGCGCCCCTGTAGGGGCTTGTTGAACGGTAATAGATTGATAATCACTCATTAGCTCATCCTCGTCTCAATAATTATATCTGCCTTACCTTCTCTCTTAATCACCTGCCGCTTCCAAGTGCCGCCGTCACGCTCTATAACTTCAACGCCGTCTTGAGCTTGCGCCTGTGCGATGACTTCCTCTAAGTTTGCTTGTTCATCTTCTTTGGTGGCTTTCACATTTAAATTACTCATTATTCTATGTTCTCCTTCATCTGTTGCTGGGCAATGCCGCCCAATTGGTTAATTGCATTTGGTGCAATATCTTGCATCATCTGCATCATTTGTTGTTGCTGCTGCTGCGCTTGAAGCTCTTCCTCACTTATTAGGAGACCGTCTGTCTCAATATTAAGGCCGTTTGCCAATCTGATAGCGATTTGCTCTCATTTGAGCATGGCGGCGGCGGGAGAACCCCCAACAAGCTGTAGAAACTGCATCAGGTTTGAAAGGTCGTTACCCCGTCCTAATGCATCCATTCCTGTAACTATCTTGGGCTGCGTCATGTTCTTTGGCAGTTCAGGCAAGGAACCGTCCGCCTCTAGATTGGCTATCTGTGCATGGGCAAGTGGAAGCTGTAAATCAACGGCAAGTAGCGAATAAGCACCGCCTAATGTATCTTCTAGCTCCCGCGCCATGTAACGCACTTCCTCCGCC